AATGCATCAACCAAGTCAGTCAGTGGCTCAGGGATCGTCAAAGGCTTAGGATTAAACATCTCACCAATTGATTCACCCGGCTCGTTACCTCCTGCCATGTGGACAACGCCACCGTCCTTCTTGCCTGTCAGTTCTTTGATGCGGCGGCGGTACTCACCCATCTCGTCAAGCAATTGACGGTCAATGATTTGCTTACCACCCAACATTTGTAGGGTGCCAAACTCATTACCAGACTGCTTTGGGTTAGCTCTTATCTCATCAACCGTATCTGCAAAAGTAATTTCATAGGGATATAGGATGTCAGTGCGCCCAAGGAATTTTTGGGCAGGAATATCAAATCCATAAGTTGGGTGCTTTGACGGCTTGAGATGCGATACTCCCGGCTCCATTTGCAGCAAAGAAAATCCAGTCATGCCGGGCTCTATATCCCGCAACTCTGGTTCAGTGATTGCATGACGCACGTTCAAACCGCTTGGCAATCCAAGCTCTTCGGTTGTCTTGGTGAGCTGCATTGTGGGATTGAACACTAGCTTGCGTCCAACAGGATTGTTTGCCAAGTACAGATACGCCGCTTCAGGGTTTTCAATACCGGGGAAGTCTGGCATATGCACACCCTGCCTGCCATAACGCATCATGCGGTTGAAGTCTTCAATATCTTGTGGCCGCATCTTTGATAGGTCTACGTTCTTCAGCAAGGCATCGGTAAAGTGCGTCGCGTAGTTTAGGCCCTCTGGCCCCATCGCTAAGAAATTAGCCAACACAGGAGCGCCGCCATATTGTTGTGATGTGTCATTTACCCTGCGCTGAAATCCAGCAGCCTGCTCTAAACCAGAAGCCCATCCTGAACCATATGGATTGTCTAAGCCAAAACGTGAGCCGCCGTATTGCCGAGATGGCATACGCAAACGGTTTCCACCAATCCCAAAAATGTCCATATCAGAAATTGATACATCACCCGGCAGCGTCAACATCACTTCGTCAAGATGGTTCTCTAAGTCAACATTCTGAGCCTCTGATACATCTCGGCTGCGCTGCATGTCATGCTCAAGCTCCTGCTCAAGATCAAACTGTTTGCGGCTCTTATTAGTTACGCTTTCTGTTTTTCCCGGTTTGCGAACAAACTCGCCAAGCATCTGTGGGAATACGCGCTCAGCAATCTTGCTGATTTCAGCTTTGGTTTTAGGCTTAGCGCGGGCAGGTTTAGGGGTCGGGCCTTTAGATTTACCCTTTGTGGCGACAGGAGCCACATCCGGCAAACGCAAGCTGGCAAGCTCCTCCGCCTGCTTGGCGGACATCTCAGCAACGAACTGGCGCTCAGCCAATGACAACGGACGATTGGAATCCATCAGGTTACGAGCCGCCTCAAAAGACTTCTCGCCCTTACCAACGTTGCTTGCCCTTCTGAATAGCTTGCCGCCACCGCCTGCCATGTGCACCACGCCACCCTCGGCCTTGGTGATGTCGGGGTTCTCGATGTCGTAGGTGCCTTGGTTGCCAATCGCTGACTTGATGCGCTTGGGGTCGAACACGCCAAGGTTCTTGACGCCGTGCTCGTTCATATACATGGAGTCAAAGCCAAGACTTTTGGCGGCCTCCATCGTCAATGGGTCTTCAATAGCAGCCCATGATCCTGAGCGCAACTGCGCACGAATACTGTCAGGCCCGGCCTGAATCCAACTTGGAACGTAAGGGCTTGTGCCAGATAGTTTGGATAGCTCGTCAGTCAGGACATCCAGATGGTCTGCGTTTTGGAAGTCAAATGGATTGCGGGCTTGAACGTGGACAGGATAGACAGCGCCCGACATGAAGTCAGAACCCTTGAAGTCAGTGCCATAGATATTGGCGAACTCAGGCTCCGGCGACACGAACGTCATGCCACGGCTGCCCACATCAAACTCACGAATGCCTTCTCCGCTTGGGCGCTTTGTCCAGTTCGGCTTGTTGTGCCGGGTGCCGTGATACATGCGGCGCTTCTCTGCCGATGGCTCAAGGAACTTCTGCTTACCACGCTCACGGAGCTGAGACTGCGCTTCACGCAATGCCGCATTGCCGCGCTCAGTCGGCGGGTTCGTGGGCGCATACTGTGCTGCCTGCTCTTCCTGAAGACGCTTGAACATCAGCTCAGCCTCAAGTTGCTGCGCCTTCGTGCCCTTCGGCAACCTGCCCAGTAACTCATCAAGATCCATCTTTTGGGCACCCTGAGTCGCACCGAACAGCTTCTTGAATTTTTTAGGCATGGTCACACCGCATAAGGGTTGGAGCGCTTGCGCTCGGCGTAGACGTAATCGTCATCGTCATCCTCGATTTTGGGATCTATGTCAAGCCATCCCGCATCTCGCAAGTATCTCAGAGCCTGCGTGCAACTGTCCACGAAATCATCGTGTGTTGATTCGGGGAAAGAACAGATCTGGCTGACAAACCCTTCAGCCCAGTCCCTCACATAACCCTTACGTTGTGTGCTCTCAGGGATGTACACACGCTTGTGCGCAATGATGTTCGCCACGATGGACAGCCGCTGGATCTTGTCTGCCTTGCCGGGGTTGTACGCACGCACAGGCAGGTGTGCCCGCTGCAAGTCTTGGATTAGGGATATGCCAGCCGCCTTGTCCTCAATAAGAATAAGATCCACCTTCTTGCCGCCGGTGAAGTTTCCTCTGCTTTCTTCCTCGGGATCAGCGCCGTATGACACCTTGTACTCGTCAATAACCTTCGGACGTAGATCCGGATACTGAAGCCGATCCTGCCATGCATCGATGAGCATGACCCCCATGGGGCCGTCTTCGGGTTTAAACACTCCCCAAGTCGTTGCAGCCGTCGGGTCGTTGACAGTCTTTTCCGTGTACGCGCAGTCATAGCTTTGTAGGATGAACTCAAACTTAGGGAAGGGTTTGTGTGGCGGCCACAGGCGGAACATCTCCCGCTTCACGATGCCGGACTCTTCAGGATCAATTAGCTCGGCCTCAATCTCCTGCCTGCCCAGCCGGGTGCCCTCGTACTGCAGGATCTGCTTCTTGAAGTTGTCCGCCAGATTGTCGATGTTGGCATACGTCGAGGCGCGGGTGATTACCACGTCCTCACCCTCACGGCCTACTAGCTCCACGATCAGATCCTTCGGCCTCGGGGTTGTGGTGCAGATCAGCCTGACCTTCTTACCCAGACGCAGGCCGAACTGCATCATGTCCCATGCGTCTTGCAGGTAGTCCCATGCGGCCAGCTCGTCACACCAGCCGCCATGGAACTGCGGGCCTCGGAAGCGTTCGGGCTCCGACGCCGGGATGCCCTTGATCAGGCTACCGTTTATCAGCACGAGCTCATGCAGCGCCTTGTTGTAGTCCTTGACCAGCGTGTTGGGGATCACTGAGAGCAGGCCAGAGTCGCCCTCAAAGCAGGTGCCACGGACATCAGCAGAGGTCGGGGCGGCCACCACCCAGCGCGTGCCGGGGTTCTGCCACGCCCACCAGCCGAGCTCTTCAGCAGCCGTTCTGGTCTTGCCTGCGCCCCGGCCAGCCAGCATCAGCCATACGTCCCACCACTCACCGGGCGGGCGGACTTGATGGTGGTGTGCTTTGGTAAGCCAGAGGGAGCGCCACTCGAAAGCAGCGCGGTAGGTAGCGGGCAGCTTGACGTATTGCTGGCGGAGCTCAGGATCCTTCAGGAGCTCAGCAACATCGCCCATCAGGGAACGCTCCACGGGCGATTGACAAGCTTGCGGCGGTCAGCCGGGGATGATGTATCGCAGGGCGGGGCGCTGTCCCGAGGCGCGGATCTGTACTGGACAATTCCAAAGACTAAGGCCAGCCTGACCACGGCGGCCATCAAGCCGAAGCCACAGATGAAGCCAAGGAAGAGCCCCTCTATCATTTGGACTTGGCCTGCTTAGTCAGCTCAAGGTTCTGCAGCAGGGTGTCGAAGATCGCCGACTCCACCTTCACCTCCAGCGGGTTCTCTGCGTCCCCGGCCAGCACCTGCCGGTCGCCGTACTTCTTGGGCTTGAGCTTAGCCGCCACCCACTTGCGGGCGTCCATGCGGTTCTTCTGCCATGTCACCCAGCCACTGTCAGTGCGGCTCACGCCCTTGTCATCAGTCACCTCAGCAGGCGGCTCGTCAGCAATGGCAATGATCTCGTCAGCCAGCGTCTCAGCCTGCTCGTCACGCGCACGCGCATATTTGTCCGAGAACTCGGGCTTCTGCAGCAACCACAGGTACACAGACGCATGGCTGGGCATACCCGGCTCCATGGTGATCTTCCTCAGTGACTCTCCCTCAGCTATGCGAGTAAGGATCTCTGCTGCTATCTCTTCGGTGTACTTTGATGGTCGCCCCATCTTCTTTCGGGGCTTTGATTGCTCGGCGGAAACTGTGGTGGGATCAGACATATCTCAGTCCTGTGGTAAGTGATTGGATGCTGAGAGTGTAATGTCCTGTTGATTAATGCGCAACGGCACTCTGGCCTTCAAGCGCTTGTGTGGCTATCTTTACGATCTCGCTGAGTGCGCGGCTGTGGCTGGCTGAATTGTTCGGCACCTCAATGATCATCTCCAATGCGTGCATCAGACGGTCAATTGTCTCTGCGGCGGTGAACATGTCATCAGCTATCTGGCTCAGCATGACTTTGGCTTTTACGAGATCCAGCTCGGTTATTTGATCTGCCATCTTTCCCTCCTCAAGGTATTCGATTTGACTGTTGCTTTTGGTTAACTAAAGAACTTCTTCAGAAACTCTGCTGCGGCTCCGGGGCCAAGTAAGACCATGATCATCACGCCGTACAGCAGATACTCAATCTTCTGCATACGGTCAGCGCCTTTTGCAAGCTGATCTGAGATCTTTGCGGATCTCTCATTACAGATTGCTTCATGTACGGCAAAGCGGGTTTCCAGATCCTGATCCATTTCATTCTTCCGGGCAATTGTTTACTGCGGCACCGCCTTTTCCTGATTCTCTTCGGCAACTTTGGGCAGTTGCGGCATAGCCTGCATCTGAATATTGTTGATCATCACGGCGGACTGGTTGAAGGGCAAAGCGCCCAGCAATGTCAGCAGGTGATTGATCTCCTCAAGATTGTATTGCAACGTGATGCTGATGTCTTTGTTTTCCATTATTTTTCCTCTGTAGTTAGGTTGTTGGCGAGATGTTTTGCAGTCGAGCCGACTTGTCCGTATTCTTTCAACGGTGAGCTGATAGCTGTTACTC